GTCCTTTTATTGCTTGAACATCAGCCGTAAATTCTTTCACAATAAACGTATCATCACCGCCAATGGCAAGTCCACCTTTGGCGTATGTTCTGCCAAGCGTTAAGGTGTCGCCCTCATTGTATATGCCGCATGGATTGCTTCCGTTCTTTCTAACCCATAGCATGTGTACACTGGTTGTGAGTTTTCCAAGAATCATTGCCCATAAATTACCTGTTAAAACGTATGACTTTTCTGTAGATTGTCCATATCTATCTGTTATCGTTATCGTTAAGTTGTAATTCTTATCATATGAATATCCGTTGATTCGTTGATGAAGCGAAAACTCATTACCAACTACTTGCCCAGTCGCATTTACATTATGACCATCATCATCCTTTATGGCAATTGAAAGAATATTATTTTCACCATTGTAAAATGTACCCTTAGCATTTGCGTAACCGCTATTCACTGTTGGATTATCACGTTCAGCTGTAAATTCTGTGATCGTTGGATAGAAGTACGGAACATATGTTCCATGCCACTCATGCGTCGCTTTAAAACCTCGACTATCTTCAATTACAAATTGAACATCACCATCGTTAAGACCTTCTAAATTAACTGTATATATTCCATCATTTGGGATAAATGGAAATTGTTGTTTATTGTGAACGGCATATACACTTTTAATAGATGAATATCCTCTCGTTTCAACTTTCATTGATAATTTTTTCTTCGATAAATATCTAAAAACTTTATCTTGTTGAATATTTGTATTACCATACTCATTTACCGAAGGATTTTTAATTAATGGACCATATTTTTCTTCAGGCAAATCAATGAAAAAAGCTATATTCATTGCTCCAATCATTGTGGCGTTTGGAGCACCACTAGAATACGTTCCGACTCCAAGATAGCCATATACAGATTTTGTATCAGTAGCGTACTTGATCATCTCTTCTGTAGGCTTAAATATATATTCTGTATCAATATCATTGGTATTCAGCCATTTGTATCCGCTGTTACCAACTACCCAAACAAGTGAATGTCGATAGGCTGCAACCTTTTTATCTAACACTAATGTAAGCGTATCTGTTCCATCAAGTTTCACATAGTTCTTTCCATTCTTCCAAGATGGCGTACTTGCACGTGGTATATTAGGTAACTCAATGTTTTTTTCTAAAGATGCATCCGCATCGCTAAAATAAAAACTTAGATTTGCATTGATACTTGTAGAATAGTTTCCATTGTAATCGTGATAGGCCCAAAACCCACCACTTATCAACGTGCCGCTTCCATCTAATCTTCCACCGCCACTTACCTCTTCACAACCTGTTGCCGTAAAGTTCCAAGTTCCTGAATAGATATAACCTTTGTTGAATGTATAAGTAACTTTAACTTCAACATAATCACGGTTTAACTCAATGCTGTGATACTGTGAATTTATTCTTGCTTGAAGTTCATAAACAACTTCGGCAGCACCAGGTGTTCGTGTTGTTTTTGTGACCACTTGCCAATCATTACTAAGCATTACCATATGTCTTTATGTCTCCAATCCAGTTAATCACTGTTGCTTTAATTTCGGCTGTTTTAATCGAGCCGTTAACAAATTCTGTGATTTCCGCTTCAGTTGTTTTTGCTTCAAAGCGATGAGCGCCTGCACATAGGTATTCGACAACTCGCAAGTAAGCAAGCATGCTATCCACCTTATCGAATTTGGCCAATAATGTGCCATCAGACTTTTTAACATTTACACCGTTCGTATCAACCGTTGTAACGGTATCCTCTTTATCGCTACCAATGTGAAGTCCGTGTTCATCCAACTTTTCTGAAATTGCATTAACTGTTTTATCATATTCAGAACGTTGAATTGTTCTGCTGAATGCATCCGCAGTTTGTTGCTGCAATGTTTGAAGTTCTGTTTTTAACACATCAGCATTTGTTTTATTTTCTGAAGTTCTGTTAACTAAAAGCGTGATACTTCCGTTCAACTGCTCTATTGATGACTTGTTTATTGACGATATCTCGTAAACCTTATCCAATGCATCATCATAGGAAGGTGTCGTATATCCAACGTGCAGATCTGTATATGTTATTTTGTATCTGGTCCAAACAAATTTACCTGTTGTAACTTGTGGCTTTGTATCCGACCATTCACCGCCATTTAATTCTGTTTTGGACGTTGAAATATAGTATTCGCGAATTGGGTCGTCTTTAATTCCAACACCGACAGAACCTGTATTTCCGTTTTTTGCAACAGCATATTCATCGGATGATGTTCCATCCGAATATGATGTAGTCTTCTTAATCCACAGATACATTCCATCATTTAATAGAGGTGGATTTTCTGACCATTCACCATTTGGAACATTCGTTCCTGATGTACTGCCTTGATAAGTCATCTTTGGAGTTCCGACGATACCTCGGCCAGCTTCTCCTGGTTGACCTGTTAAATCGACCGGCGTGTGTTTAATTTCTGTTCCATTTTTTAAAACATCAACTGCCATCATCCACATATGTTGTCCTGAAATACTGGCAGGTCTTATTGTTGACCATTTAGTGATATCTTTGCTTGGTTCTCCTGCAACACTTGTCTGTAAATAATAGACCTTGTTGCCTGATAATTGAGAACCATCAATTGAATCAACATTTTTCTGCATCGTTTCGATTGCAGAACCATTCGATTTAACCTTCAGCTTTGTTTCTTTCAATTCATCATTGGTTGACTCAACCATTTTTACAACAGTAGACTTTGCATCTTCGGTAATTTCAGCTGCATATTTTCTTGTGTTATCAATATTTGATTGTGTAATTTCTGCGTTTGCTTTTACGTTTTTCTCAACAGTTTCAACAACATATTGATTAATGCTTGTCTGCATGTTAGTTAAAGTCTGTTTCTTACTGCCAAATTCCAATGTTGTTTTCTGTGGCTCAATAACATCTATCGTGCGAGAGATAACTCTTAATTTCTCATCGATATTCAGCAATTCATTTCTTACTGGATAGATGTTTCCTACTGTTAACTCGTCAGAATCAACATCAATGAGCGATAGATCAAACGCATCTATTTCGTAGCTGACTGTGATACGGTTGTTTTCTTTCAACCATGCTGTACCTTTTGATTTCAAAATCTCTAAAGAATTTACATCATCCCAGAATTGTGTTGTTTCAACCACGCCATAACGTGATAGATATTCTGCATCTTCGACATATGGCTTTCCACCATTTACAGAAGATATTGATAGACGTTCTTCTGTTTCCTTCTCGTTTCCTGATTCATCCTTTACTTTGATTTTTGCTCCATATGGATATAAACGAGTGATAAGGGAACTAGAGTCAATCTTCTGTGTGATTGACTGCATGTTTTTCGCTAAAACAATAGCTGTATTCTTTTCTTCACCTGTTTGTTTCAAATAATCAATATACAGAAAACCATTAACGTTTCGAAATTGAAATTCTCCACCGGATTTCTTCACTAATTTTTCAACCAGTGTTTTCCACGAAGAGTCATATTGAATTCCAACATAGATATTGTCATTCGCATCTACTGCCTGCACATTTCCAAGATTGATTACTTTTGAGACGTCAACTCGTGCATTATGAACTTTCAATATCTGTTGCAGCAATCCTTTAGTAGTCCAGTTCTTTGGAGCGCAATATTCTTGGATGGTATCATTCAGATATGCAAGTTTACCTTCACAAGTCACTCTTTTTAGAATTAATCCACTCGAATCCATTGAAGGTTCAACTACGAGAACACGACCATCAAAAGCAACGTGCTGATGTTTCTCGTCGTACACTTCGACTTTTGTATAGAACGGTGTTAGCAGTTGATATCCAACATTATTTGGATAAATCGAAAAGGAAAAGGAAGGAATCGCGTTGATTTCTTCCTTTATTTTCCCATTGGTAATTTTTTCGATATTTCCATGAATAATAGTTTCGTTTGTGCCATTAATCAATTTAACAACATACATTAGAACACCTCTTTATAGAAACATATCTTCCCGTTTCCTGTAAGCGTATATGTCACTTGATTTTTCCCTTTTTCAAGCGTAAATAATTGATGTTTTCCGTTTCCTGAAACAACAAACTTCTTTCCGCTAACTTGAATTGTCAATGCACCGTTAGCTTCAACAGTCGGAATAACTCGGTGATCACTATCATTTTGAACCGTTAGTGAAACGTTCGTTCCTGCCGCAAGCTCAATTACTGTTTCAGTATTTGCGTACATGTACGGATGGCAAATGAATTTAATCGTTAATTCACCTTGGCCATCGTCTTCTTCCCAATCTGATTCATGGTATGAGCCAACGAAATGTAAATGCGGATAATCATCATCTTGGATATCTTCTTCATGAACTGCACAAAGCCACGCAGAAACATCATGTTTCTTTTTGTTCATCTCTTCCGCATCATTGCCTGTGATATCAAATGTATATGAAATGATTCTATCCTCATATGTTAATTCACCATTTAATTTCGAAAAATCATGCGAACCATTCATGTATGGTACTGTTTCTCGAATACGTTTAACACTTGGCATTTCAATTACTTTTTTACTAATAAACAAGCCGAAATCCCTGTAAGAGTGCTTGCCGTTAATACTGATTCCGTTTTGCAAGTTACCAGCCAAATTTATCATAATGCAAGCCCTCTTTCCATTAGATTAACGCGACTAGCAGACACTCTATCATCTGCTGTAGCAGTTGCTTCAGCAATCTTATTGTCATCCACGTATAGATTAATTGGTCTATCCATTACAGACATGAGTCTGCTAAATAAATCAAAGATATTCCCAAATGCTAAACTACTTAAGGCACTTTGTACTTGTTCATAAACAAAGTTCTTGCCAACTACCATTTCAGCACCAGCTTCACCTACACCAATGATAGATGGTTGGTTAAATACATACGGCTGATCCATTGCCTTTGCATACCATTCAACTCCAATTTTAGGTAATCCACCTTTTAACCAATCTAACGGATTGATACTTCCGCTAATAGAAAAGTGTGGCAATGGTATATGCGGCCATTCGAAATGAAAATTAAATAATCCTTTTACGAAATTAATACCACTCTGAAATCCGCTTTTAATTCCATCCCAAAGCGATGATGCTCCACTGCTAATTCCATTCCATACAGCAAGAACTGTGCTTCCGATACCGCCAAATACACCACTGATAAAATCACCTACAGCTTTTACACCATTTGAAATAATGTCGATGCCAGTCATGACAACATTTCTAAATCCTTCACAGTTATTCCAAAGTACGATGATGATTGCTATCAGCGCGACTATTCCGGCAATGACAAGCGCTGCAGGATTGGCCATCATCACAAAGTTAACTGCCATGATTCCCTTTTGCAACGTTGAAAGTACGCCGATCATAGTTCCGATAATGACTACTATTTCTCCAATTGTAACAATTGCATTCTGTGCTTCAGGGCTTAGACTATTCCATGTATCATTAATGGCAGAAATCATATCAGAGAAATTGGAGATTGCAGGCGTCAATGTCGTTAGAATTGATTCTCCCAAATCACTCAATGTCTGCTGTGCTTTCTGTTGTGCCACAACCATGTCATCGCCAGAATCCTTCATCTCATCATACATTTCAGAAACTGTTGATAACGCTCCTGTTTGATTTTCTAAAGATTTGCTCATGATGTCGATCGAAGAAACTCCTGATGATTGTAGCATCGCGATAAAGTTCTGTGCTTTCGCACCGAATATTTCCTGCGCATCAGCTGCAGACATTTGGCCAGAAGATAGTTTCGCAAGAACTTCATTAAACGCTTCAACGCTTGCTGTGCCGTCTTCAGACATGTTTTTTGTAGCCTTCATCAATCCAGCAACAGCCTGTGAAGCATCAACACCGGATGCTGCAAAATACCCCATCAAACTTGTGACTTGTTCTAGCGACAAACCCATTATGTCATGTAATGCAGCACCAGTAGATGAAGCCATAGAAGATAATTCATTAAATGATACACCATACATTTGTGATGCCTGCATCATGATGTCAAGTGACTTATCATACTCTGTTCCAAAAGCCATGCTCATAGAAATCATCGAGTCCGTAATACTAGATGCGGACTCACCAGAAATCTTGGATAATTGTGCAACATGCATCATTAACGGTTCGATTTCTTCATCTGTTAAGTCACATTTTGTCGCAACAGTAGCCATCGCATTGCCTAGATCATTCATATCAGCAACAGGAATTGTTTTAACAATATTCTTCAAGGCTGTTTCAAGTCCTGCCATCTCTGCTGTTGTTCTTCCTGTGCCAAACTGAATTGTATCTAAGGCTTTATCAGTTTGATTTCTAGCTTCAAGCGTGCTTTTGCCGAAATCAACAAGCTTATCAGCAGCATTTTTAGCCGCATCCCCAATCTGATCCAGTGCATCCTTTGTTGCCAAATATTTTGTATTCGCTTCCGTCTGTTCTTCAGCAGATTGTTTTGTTTTATTTGCTAAGTCTTCCGTAGCACTTGCATTACTATTCAAAGCCTGTTCAGCATTTTCGAGTTTCCCTTTAGCGGCTGTCAGTTCTTGATTAATGTTTTCTTGTTCTGTTTGAGCATATGCTAAATTCTTGGTCCATTTCTGCACCTCATCAGAGTTTTCACCAAAAACACGCTTTGCTTCATCCAAAGCTTTCTGTGTGTTCTCAACTTTTTCAGTTGATGCATCATACTTTGATGTAAGAAGCGATACTCGTTGCTGTAAGAGGTTTATATCTTCTGAATTTCCTTTCAGTTGCGTAGAATTCAATTTTAATTGAGCATTATAAACTTTGATGTTATCATTCATCGTTTTAATGCCAGATGTAAAATCGCCTATATTCGCACTAAATTTAATTTCAGCAGTATTCTTTTTTGCCATTTACTTCACCTCTCTTTCTTTTTTTTATTTCTTCTGCATTCTTTCGTACTCAATCCATTTCTCCCACGATTTATATGCAGTATAGTTATCCGAAATTTTCATTAATGATTTATAAGGAAAATGCCAAAACACTTCTTCAGGAACGCCTAAAATAAGCACATAAAAAGTGTAGTAATCTTCTACACTTTCAAACTCTATTTTCGGCATTGAAAAATGTCTTGGCATTTTTTGAGTTTTTGCTTTGAACGCTTCTTCAAATTTTACTTTTTTTTACCAGCTAAAAGTTCTCCGACAACAGTCATCATATCGCTGTATCCTGGTAGTTTCTCAATGAATTCAGACTTATTCATGCATGCATCCATATTGTCGATATTGCCGCATAAATATGCACCGTAAAGAACATCTACAGCAGCATGCGTCTTATCTTTTGTAATTCCGTTCATGCCTAGTGATGTTTGTTCATAGATTCCTGGTCTAGACTGTTCTAACTTAAAAAGTGAAGCCATGTTCAACGCACAGTTTACTTTTTCTCCATCACTTAATGTTAATGTTGTATTAACTTGCTTGATCATCTAATTCTCCATCTTCTGCATTTTCGATTAAGTTATACCCAAGTCTTGACTGAACATCTAGAATTTCATTCGCACGTTCTTCTGTTAGAAACAAACGCTTGCCTGCTAAATGTTCTTCATTTGTATATCGATCATAGAATGTTGCAACGACTACATATTCAATAGTTACTTCTTTTTCCGATGCACTAGAAACAGCTTCATTTTCAATTTTTTGATTTTTCTTAGCCATACTACGCTGCCACCTTTACTAGATCTGTTGAGAACTCTGTCATCCATTTTGATTTAACAGTTTCATCTGTAACTTCTTGTACAATCGCTTCGTACATTGTGTTACCAATTTCGTCAACTGAAGCGCTAAACTTCATTTCAACTTCAACAACCTCTGTTGCTCCATTTTCAATTGACTTCTTCGCACCTTCACTAGCAACGCAACAAGGGAACGCAAGAAACTTAACAGTTCCATCTTCATCACGAACTTCGTTTACCATCGTAAATTCTGGATGTACAGATTTATCTCTATTAAGAGAATTAATACCTTCTTTTAATCCATCAGAATTTAAGCCAAACAATGTTTTATACAATCCCCACTTCATATGTAGTTTTAATGTGCCTTCGATAGTTCCACCATGCTTCGTGCGATTCTTAACTACTACTCCACGACATTTCTTTGTGATATTTCTTACAGTTTCCTGAATCTCCAAACTACCAACGCAGTTATTTTCAATAAAAGCAGTTGCTCCTTTTGGCTTGAACGATGTTTTTGTTACTTCAAAATCTGAATACACGTTTTCGTATTTGGTCATTTATCTATTCCTCTACTTTCTTAGATAGACGCTCAACCAAAGCGTCTACAATTTGATCTTGACTATCTTCTGCACCTTTCTGCATGAAGTGCTGATTACCCTGGTGATTGCGTGTATTACTTCCATCATCTGGATAGTACAGATAGTTATATGCTTTTCGTGTTCTGACCGTAACAGACAAGTTTCCTTTTTTAGGTTGGTCAAAAACACCTTTAATGCCGGCAGATGATGCATTTTTTATTTTCTTCTTCCAATGTCTTCCAGAGACTGGGAATCGAGAAGCTATATTGCTTTCGATGATTTCTGGTGCATCATTCCAAAGATATTCATTGATGGTTTTTTCTGCGCCCTCTCCAAATCCTTTAATTGCATTTGTTAATTTTTCCGCAGCTTTAAAATCGCTTTTAATATACGGCATATTGCTTATTTGCCTTTGCAAATTTTAACGTAATGCTTTCTGCGACTGCTTTTGTGTTTCCTATGCGAGCATAATCAAACTGATGATCACCAGAAACAATTCTGAATCCTGGTATTTCCGTAACTTTACTAATTATTTCTTGAATTAGTTCGTTTGGAACATAATTTTCTCGAACAATCATCACAAAATAAACATCTGAATAGTCTTTTCCAGATGTTCCGTTAATTTGTAGTGTATCTCTTCCGAAAATTGTATAATCCCAAACTTCTGTTTCAATCAAATCTTCTGTGCCATATGCTAAATTTTTTTCAACACTAGCTAATGCATCATGCAATTCTTGAAGTGAATCTCTACTCATCTTTAGTCACACTTTCTAAATATAAAAATAAGTTCTCACAGAACTTATCGTGGTCAATATAGGAAATTGTGAACAAATCTTTTCCAATAACCGCATATTGTTTTGACTTGACCAATGTATTAAATGGAATTTTGATTTTCATCGATAACGAATGCCCCAATGCAGAAATCATTAGATAGTCACGTTCACGTTTTGAAAGTTCTTCAAAGAAAAATCGGTGAACATTTGCAAGGTCACCAATTGATTTGACATTGATTTGTCCACCGTATTTTGTTTTTGTTTTCTTATCTGTTCCAATTGATACGATGCCAGAATTACAGGTGTTGATATCACTTTTGAATTTCATTAGGAATCACCTTCAGGAACGAATTTTTCTAACTGAACTTTCTTTCTACACTCTAAAATATCGCTTATGTAGTTTGTGCGAAACTGTTCAGGGACATTGTTCCATTTATAAACAATGTAATTAATCAGAAGTTCTCTTGAGCGAATATCATTCTCGAAATCAACCTCATCACTGCCTAGCATATCGCAGATTGTTGCAATGCTATTTTTAATAATTTCTTCTAACTTGCTATTTGTTTCTGATTCTTCCCACGTGATATTGCAAGCCAGCTTTGCAGCTGGCTTGACAGTATCAACATTTCTTTTTAGATATTCTCTATCCATTTAGCAATTAGGCAGCAGGTAGCTGTTTAACTGTTAAATATAGTGGTGCTAAACCAGAAATATCAAGTAGCAATGCACATGTATTGTCTTCTGCAATACCTGTGCCAAGTAGACGAATCTTGTATGTGCGGAAATCTTCTAAGAACTTGTATTCATCAGAAGATAAGATTTCTCCATCCTTATTTCCTGTTGCAAGTTCGAAAATATAAGACTTTTCAACGAAGAGAACTGCCTTTCCTTCTGCTACTGCTGCAGATTGGAATACTTCTGTAGCGAATGGGAATACATCACTAACATATGCACCAGATGCGGTTAATACAGTTGTTGAAGGCATAACCTTTTGGAAGTAATCTGTTGGGTTAACAACTAAGATTACCTTTGTGATAACACGTGATTCACCAGCTTCGGTCTTTGACATCTTAGCAATTAATTCACCGTATGTCTTTGGATCAAAGGACTTAACAACAACAGGTGTCTTTTCAGGGTATCCAGTAGTTGTGCTGAAACTTACGCCCTCATGGATGTCACGAATTAAACCAACTGGTTGCTTCACACCAGTACCATTGATTACACCATCTTCAATTCCAAGCGCTAAAGCTTCTTCTAAACACTGGCGAACATATGCATCTAACCATGTTGGTCCAAGTTCGATGTAATCCTGAGATAAGAGTAAGAACGCTGTTAATTTGGCCGCAACTAGATCGGCTACTGCTAAATCGCCCTTGATTTCTGTCTTAATTTCATCTGTAATTTCGCCCCAAACAGCCTTAGCTAACTTTCCTTTTCTCTTTAAAATCTTAGTGATTGTTCCGACAACTGTTGGATTGATTGCGTTGATTAATGGGTGGTCCTTCTTAACAGATTCAAGTACACGCTCTACAACGGTAACAGGTAATGCTGGGCCTGCATTAGTTGCATTTAATACCTTCTTATCACGCACGCTCTCAATTAATGCATTGTAGAACTTTGTTTCTTCTGAAGTTAATGCATGGATTCCACGTCTATCTAAAATTGATTGATCGTGTGTTTCTTGATACTGTTCAAAATCTGTACGAATGTTATTCTGGATTTCTTCCATCCATCCCTTCAGTGCATCCTGTACCTGTGTTTCATCACCATCCTTCATGGATGCGAGAAGCGCCTTTACTTTTTCGTTGTATGTTGCTGTTGTTTTAATCATCTAAAAATCCTCTCTTTCTTTTTTTATTTGATGATTGCATTTAAAAAAGTGCCTAACATCGTTTTTTGTTCCGGCACTTCATTTGTTGCTTGAATGTGTAGTCCATCTTCATCAAGATGTACTTCAATTTGTCCTTGATTTTCGATTTTATTTAATGGTTTATTTTTAACCAATGAATCAAAAATCAATTTTCTTGCAGAATTCATCACATTTTCTGATTCTGGAACATTTCCAATTTCTGAAGCGAATCCTTTTTCGAGTGCTTCTTCTGGAGTGATCCACGTTTCATCATCCATCATTTTCTTAACTTCATCTATTGTGATGTTGACATGTTCCATGTATGTTTTGATAATCTGCTCATTAATTTTTTCTAAATCATCCGCTTCTTTTCGCAATTGGTCAGCATTACCAACTGTATAGGTAAGCGCATTGTGAATCATTAATAAGCTTGAGTTATTAATGATTCTTTCCGTGCCTGCCATGAAAATCATCGATGCAGCAGAACACGCAAATCCATCAATCGTAGTTGTTACATGCTTTCCACATGTTTTTAAAGTGTTATAAATTGCTAGACCTTCTGCAACTTCACCGCCATATGAATTAATGCGAATGTTAATGTTAGAAATATTTTCAGGTAATCCCTTGATTGCCTGAACCATCCCAGCTGCTGATGTATCACCATCTGTCCATGGCCATGATGTGATATCACCATAAATACAAATTTCTGCCGTTTGGCCAGTCGTTACTAAATCATAATATTTTTTCATTCATTTACACCTTTCGAAATGTCATCTGCGTTTGCATAGTTTTTGGTCATGTAATATTCATTCGCCCAATCTTCATTTATCTTGGCATCTCCAAGCTTTTCTCGAACATCGTTTGGACTATAAGCTCCAGAGCCAACTAGACCGCTAATATTCGCAGATAGTTTCAATATGTCTTGGACCTTGATTGTGCTTGTATCAATCTCAATTCGATTTCCTTTGATATATTCATCATAAGAAATCGTCTTTCTATTTAACTCTTGTTCTATCACTTTCGCATGTGGCGCAATAACAAGCGTTATCATTTCATCAAACACTTGATCAGAGTTCGTGATATTGCCATAGAAAATTGATTGTGGAATCTTGAATATCTGTGCAACGGTATCAAATATATCTTTTCTTAAATTACGAATATCATCAGAATTTTGTGAAGAACCTTTTGCAAAATCTGTAATTGATGTGCCTTTATATTTCGGCATTACAGCATTAGGTGATGTCATAAATGACTTCATGCTTTCCTTTAGTTGTTCTTTATATTTTTTCTCATCATCTTCACTTCCAGTCTTAACAGACTCTAATTCAAGTAGAAGCTTCATGCCATTTTTATTCTTATATGTTTCTAAAGCAAATTTCATCAATTCACCATATTCAGAATACATAATTTCAACATATTTCTTTAATTCGATATTTTCGAAATTAAAGTGGAAAATATCACCTTCTGAATAATTCTTGTTTAGTGTTAAAGTATCAATCACAATTCCACTATACTTATTCTCTTTCATTGGATATTTTTTTATCGCGTAACTATCTGCTACTTGATAATTCATAAATCCATTTCTTTCATATGGAATTACAATTGCTCCATTTTCGCACTCGTAAGAATTTCTTATAACCTTTTGCCAGAATTCTGCAGCAGTCATATTTGCATTTGGTGATAAGTTCATTGCAAAGGTAAATTCATTCGGTTCCTCTTTTCCTTTCACATATCGTTTTATCTTACATCTGCTTAATAAATCTGCAATCGTTGACATTGCGATATGTAGCGCAAGTTCTTTCATGCCAAGGCCATCTCGAATTTCCTCTGATTTTATCGCCAATTCTAAAATAGAATAACCGTTATTTTTTCGACCTAAAAAATCAAACAGTCCCATTTCTCCCTCTCCTTTCTAAAACGTCCAAACTTCAGGGACAACAGTTGACAGTCTGTTATCCACTAATTTATCAACACATGTCATTGAATGGACATATGCCATAAAGAGGTCGTTCTTACGACTTCGACGTTCTATTTTGTCATACTTGTAATTTTCGTTTGCCGCAGGTATCAACTTCGTGTTGTTGATTGACCATCTAAAGCACGGATCATCACCAGCGCATAACTGGTGATTTACAAATATTGAGTTGATTGGTTGTATTGCCAGCATAATGTCGCTCGGTCTAACCAACTTCACCAATTCTTTATCACTCGCATTGAATCCAGCGTGTTCAAACGCTTCTCTTAATGCACTCCACCTATAACTATCCACTGCCAGCATTACAATATTGAATTTAAACGAAAGCGCCCAATCAACAATCAATTCCGGATAGATTTCAACATCATCAATCACTGTTAAGCAATCATTCATTTCAAATGTTTTTATAGCATCTTGATTGATGTGGTCCCAATCCCCAGACTTTCTACATAACCAAGCATGTTTAACTGTGTAATACTTATTCTTTTCAAAGTCTCTAAATGTAAAACACGCCCCTGCCATATCAGTGGTCTTTGTAAAGTCCACACCCAGAATGCAAGGCATCTTCCGAAGTTCTTCCAGTGGTGGAAGTTCTTGATTTGTAGCTTGAATATTTTCCCAAGATGTAACTGGGTCTTCTTTCTTTTCAACTGGCAGATTCATTCGTAATGACATAAACGAAGAATTTGTAACAGGGTCCTTTTTATACTCTGCATACTCCTTTTCAATTTCATCCTTTAAACTCTTAAAGTAATCAATTGACGGATTGGCCATAATCCAATTCTTTGGATCGTTTACTTCTTCTTTATCATTCAATGAATAAATAAAAAATAACGTTCCGTTATCGAAAACGCCGTTAAACAAGATTTCATCTGCATCATTTAAATATTTATCTAATGGGCCGCCACGCTTATCTCCATTTGTAGAAGTCATTAAGCTTCTTGGATCAGATCTTGCATTTCCATTCATATCAAACTTCTGCTTACCTAATCCAGTTCTGAATACCCTAATATTTCCCCAATCATCAAATTCTTCAACTTCATCCAGATATACCATGCCAGAACGTAGACCTTGCTTTGACTTTGGACTATTTGTTCTATAACGTAGAACAGATTTTGTTGTTTTATTTACAATTCGTTCTTTTGTCCAGGTCCATTTATCTTGGTAAATTTCAGGATGTGAATCCATCATTTCAAAAATATCATTGAATGATGTTTTAGCTTGGTCTTCTGCAGTTGCACATGTATCGATGTCATATCTTACTATTCCATTTACCGGTGTCATCAGGCAAAAGAATTCAAAGGATGCATATCCGTTTTTTCCATTACCACGCCCAAGATATAAATATAAATCTGGCCACCTAAGGCTTTCATCCGAAATTCTTCTGACACAGTTGTGCAAAACAAAAGCACATTTTTCCCACGGCATCAATTTAAATGGGAAAAGGATTTCAAATGACATATAATTTTCGACTTCATCAAGTCTAATGTAAATATCACCTTTGGTAAATTCTTTTTCCACCAATGACACCAATGCTTTAATGTGCTTATTTGTTCTTATCTTCTTTTGCTTAATGGCTTTGAAATAATCCCAGATTTCAGGACACTTTTTTATATCTTTACATAAGTGCGATGGCTTTATCTTTGGCGGTTGGCTTTTTCTTTTCATCTTTCTTACGTAGCAGCTGCGCTCTTGCAAGTACTGTCAACCCTAACTGTTTTTCATATTCCAAAGCATCTGAAATCAATACATGTCTTTCCCTCACTAAAGACTTTCGAAGATCATCATTTTTTGTCTTGCTGATTTTTTGTGTCAGCTTATCTCTTTCTGAAACCAACTCAACGTATAACTGCAGATGAATATCATCACTTGGCCACCAAAGACCATTTTCAATCAATACATTCTTGAAAAAAGCATACATCTTTTTAGGATTGGTAATATCATCTATTTGAGTAGCAGGAAGCACCAGTGATTCATCTTCAGACTTTGCAAGTTCCTTCTTTGTTCGATGATTAGTCGCTTTTTTTTGCTTTTTAATTGCGACTGGCTCTTTTAACATACATGCATGCTCCTTTCTTGTGAAAATTCTCATATAATGTGCGAAAAATCTAACCTGTGCAGATTCTCCCCCGTTGTAAGCCCTCTCTTTTGAGAATGGCATACGGGAGAGTGGGGGGGTATTTACCATCGTTCTTGCGTTATTTTTTCGTTTTCTTTGTAATTAAATCTCTTATGAATTTTATTGTGGCAATCAAAACATAAAGGCATAAGGTTTTGTTTCTCCACTCCATCAACATCAATGAACGTCTTACTTAAAGCAAGTTCAGGACGATCATGTACATAGTTAATATGATGCACAGTCTCTGCTTTTCTTATCTTTCCTTCAGCTTTGCAGAGTTGACACTCGTTGTGATTTTCCGTTAACACTTCATCTTTTAAATCACACCAGGCTTTTGATTTATAAAACCTATATAGCCTATTGTCTTTTTCTAATTGCCTAATATATTCAGCAAGTTTGTAATCTTCCATTCCATATTCCTTTAGTAAATGGGCAGTTGCGCACAAGGAGTCGAATCAAATGAAAATCTACTATTACCCACGTTTTATAAAAAAAGAACAGACCTGCCCATGCATCTGCTCTTTTTCTACACTAGCATAGTATCACATTTGAAACGAACGCGAGCGAACGCTAACGAACACTTTTATCTTTTTGATTGAAATATCTATAGAATTTCATTCTGCAACTATCCGAATCGGATGTCGAATAAATCTTTCTTGCTGTTTCTTTCCAACTTAGACCGTTCATAAAATGCCAGCGGATTATGATTTGAATTTCTGGATTATCAATTGTATCTACCCAATCTAAAATTCTTTTCATCTGAACCGCAATCTCGTTAACTTTATCTTCAAGCTCACGATTTAATCTCTCAATCTTGTAGAAAGCCTGCCGCGTTGGATCTCCAGGAACATTTGACTTCGTTCCTATTTGAGACAACTGTGGAGAAGAAATCGGAAAATACATTTGTCTAATCTGTTCCTGAATTGCCTGTGCTTGCATTTGTAGATAGCGATAATTTTTTAGTTCTTCAATTGTAATCATGCTTTTCCCTTCTAGCTATCTTTTTTTCTACCCAACGCAAGCGATCTTCAAGCACAAAGAGTTGATATGTGTTAACTTCCGCATATTCATTTCTTTTGTGTGCTGCCTTTACTCTTGCTATTTCTTTTTCTAAGTTATTTCTTTTTCTATATAGAATGGCCAGTTCAATTTCTTCTTTCTTAGTCATTGTCATCTACACCCGCAATTCTCGTTGCTACCATAATAAATACTCCAAAGAACACTCCACACGTGAAGGATAAAATAGCAATCATCATTATTTATCCTCTGGCATACAGAACACAGCTGTATCATTCCAATAGCTATCACTGATTAAATCGTTCATAACCTCTTGTGCTACCGCTTTGTCTGAATATCTTCCCAACAAGCGATCATCATTATCTATTGTTGCACGCACTTCATATTGAAGCTTATTGTCTATTCTCTTATCAATAATATAAAGCTTCTTAACGTTTGGATTGTAATAAATTGTGTCTTTGTTTTGATTCCGAATTGAATACATTTTTATCTCCTTTTTCTATTGTTTTGTGAGTGTAACAGAATCAGTACTATGTAACGCTCATTGCAAAGCTTTATTTTCTTAATAACGCTTATCAATACTGCTTTATCTTGTTTTTATCTGTTTTTGAGTGTTACAAAAATCGAATGTTACACTCACGTTTGTTTTTACTTTATTTTTGATACATGCAAGAATGTTATTTTCTATCCCCATTTTTCAGTGTGATTGATAGACTCTCTAACATTCTGTATGTCAGATGGCTCTAGCATGATGTAGAGCATTGTTTCAGCTGCGCTCTCATGCATCAGTAGCTTCTGTGTTGTTAATAGATCATGTGTACTATCCCAGTACCATCTTCCATACGATTTTCTTAAGCTGTGGCATGCGACTGGATATTCAATGCCTGCTTCTTTAGCCAATTGTTTAATCACTCTCCAAGCCTGCTGACGCGTGATTGGATAGCCTTTTAAGCCTTGCCGAGACTCAAATATATATTCGTTCATCTGAATGTTATATCGTTCTATATATTCACGTACAGTGGCATACACGTCAGGATTCATATTGAATTGCTGAACCTTTCCCGTCTTCATCTCTTTGCACGTGTATTGTCCGCCAGCAATATCTCTAGGAGTTAACTCAATAAGAGTTTCAATTCTGTTTCCTGTGTTAACACCAAGAATTAGAAGAATGTAATTGCGATACCATACACGATACTTCCACGATTCAGGATTGTGTTTGTCTCTATGATTTAAACAACACCGAACCATTTCGTCAAAGTCACTTTTAATAAATGGCTTAACAATCTCTCTACCGTGTTTATCTGCAGTCTTACGAAGATATCCTTTTGTACGTTGCAGTCGTCTAAGCTGTCTCATCTACGTACTCAACTCCAAGTCTTTCAAGTTCATTCATGCAATTCTGCTTTCGTTCATCTAACCTTGTTTTTATAAGCTGCATTATCTCAGCAGTCAATTCTTTATCAAGCATGATTGAATCGTCATTGTGCATTAACCACCATACTTCGTTTGGTTTATAATATTCATCAATCCTGAAGATTCTATGCTCCATATCAATGATTGTATTTACGATAATGCTTGCCTTCGATATATCAGTTGATTTCATCATTCTTCATCCCCCATAAACTGAATAGATACCGCTTGGGCTTCTATAACTTCACCTTTTTCTGTTTCGATAATTGCAACTGGATAAGCAAGCACTCCACCATCATCTCCACCTATCATTAGCGAAGGCCTCATTATAATGCTTCTTTGAAAAAACCCGTGGAATGTACATACTGTTTTCTTAAATATACATTTTCTATTTCCGTTATTATTTTTTGTGTTTATTGAATCACTCATCATCTTCACTCCAATCTATAATTTTTTAAAACAATTTATTTTCAGGTAAATAATTCATCCAAAGAACTTCTGTTCTTCTATTAGATGATTCTGCTAGAGTATCTTTTGTTTCTTTATGCCAACCTTTTAGAATTGAATCATATAAATCATTTTCGTATCCTGAAATCATAATTTTTGCAGGATGTTTTTTGATTTCTTTTAATAAATTCATATGCTGTTCATCTGTCATCTCATGATGATACATGTTGCTTTTTCTTGTACCTAGCAGATATGGCGGATCAAGATATATAAAAACATCCGATGTATCGTATCTTCTTATCAATTCCAACGCGTCAAGATTTTCTATTTGTACACCTTTTAAGCGTTCAAAGGCAGCTTGTAAAATATCTGGATACTCGTTCCAACTTTTCGCAGGGTTTGGAGATGTTCCACATTGGCCACTTCTAAAACCATTTTTATATCTGTTTCCAGCACCAATTGACATGTAACACTTAATCGCGAATCTTCTCGCTCTTTCAACATTGTCTATTCCTTCAGGATTGCTCCATGCGTATTCATATTCACTCCTGCTGTATGCCGTTAGCTCGATTGCGCGAATCAATGATTCTGAATCATCTCGCAATGTCTTGAAAAAATTAAATACATCATCGTTAAGATCGTTGATTGTTTCGATGCGTGCCTTTTGTTTTTTATTGAAGAATATCGCTCCGCCACCAAAGAATGGTTCGAGATACACCTTATGTTCAGGAATGAAACTGCATATCCAGTTAGCAATTCTGTTTTTTGCTCCAGGATATTTGATTACAACGCTCATCATTCACTCCGTTCTATTTGTGCTTTACTAACTATCTTCATAAAATCTTCGTAGCTATAA